CCGTCGAGGAAGATGGTGTACCCCATCACCTTGTACGGATTCAGCGCGTCCCGGCTCGGCCACGGCTCCCGGATCCCCACCGTCTGCCAGTTGTCCGCCGTCCCCGGCACCCTCCGCCTGGCTTCGGCACTCCCCGGCTCCAGATCGAGGATGTAGTCCTCATAAAAATCCAGATCCGGTCGGACGGCGTTATAATCCGGGAACGCCCATTCGATGTAGAAGGCGCGGAGCCGGACGTGCTTCGGCGTGATCTTCTGGCAGAACACAGCCCGCACGTTCCCCCGGAGGGTCTTCATGTTCCGGAACTTCCCCCGGGCCTTCATCACGGCATCTGCGCCGCACTCCGGACAGGTCAGCCGGTCGTTGTGGACAGCCCTCCGAAACTTCACGTCCGGATCGTCGGGCGATTCCAGCCTTTTCTTCCCGCCGTTGAACAGATGCCTGCACCGGGAGCAGAATCCGGTCTTCTCCCCCGTCCAATACTCCTTTTCATAGAGGATGTACGCCGGGATCAGCGACCGCGCCTGTTCCTCATACTCGTCAGGGATGACGGAACTTCTGATTGCCGCGTTCATCCCCTCAGCCTCCCAGCAGGTCGAACAGATCCAGCGAGAGCACGTCCTTTTCCCCGGACGTCCGGGAATTTGCCCTCTCCGGATCCCTCGAAGGATTCTCATGCTCGCTCATCCGCACCGTCATGACGCAGTCCACCTGCGCCCCCGGGAAATACGCCGCCACCGCCGCCCGGTACACCTCGAGATCCGACACCGACTCCCCGACGTTCTTCACGCACTCCTCGCAGACCGCGGCGAGCGTCTTGTCCGACTGCGCCACCGCCTGGGCGAACTCCTCGTTCTGGCCGCAGAATGTCACCAGCGCGTCGTGCACCGCCTTTTTCACGGCCCCGGCCTTCTGGCTCCACTTGGCCGATTTGTCCTTCAGCTCTTCTCCGAGCTTCTTTACAGCTTCGTCTTTCATTATGATTCTCCTTTACAGTATCACTTTCCGCTTATCGATGATCCTTTTTCAGCCTCCGCGCCCGGTGCTCGATGGCGATCCGCGTGCGCTCCATTTTCCCGGCCAGCGCCTCCCCGATCTGAACGGCGTTTTTGCCCTCGTCGAGCAGGGCGAAGATTTTCGCGTCCTCGTCCGGGAGCCAGAACTTCTTCACGTCCCTCTCCGCGTTCTTCGGATTCGCGGGCGGGAGTTCTCCGGCCTTCCGCAGGATCGTGATCCGCGCCGCGCAGGCCTTTTCCTTCATGCCGAGCTGCGCCGCGACCTTCTTCGCCGTCATGCCGGGCGCGGAGAGAACCAGCTCCTTGATCTGCCCGTCCCGCTCCGCGAGCTTCGCCTTGTTCCGCATAGCGTTCCCGTGCTTCATGCCGCCGTCCTTCGAGGGCGATGCGCCGCGCCGCACGTTCGGCTTGCGGGCAGAGAAGCCGGAATAGACCTTCGCCCGCTCCATGTCCTCCTCCGGGATCCGCACCGTGTCCCCGCGCGTGACCCGGATGCCGCGGAAGGTGTCCGAGGAATCCCGGATCACCCGGTCCCGCCGCTCGTCCCGGAGAATCCCGAGTTTCATCTGGAACCACTCCAGCACCTCGCCGAAGGTCCCGTGTTTCCGGACTGCTCTGCGCCCGTCCGCCACGACACCGGTATACAGCCGCGGGAACGGCTCGCTCTGCGCCATCCAGTACCCCGCGGGACGCCCGGTCCGGATGATCCCATCGATCCCGGCCTTGTCCGTTGTTCTGATCCGGTTCATGACACCCGCTCCCGCCGGATCTCCTCCCGGATCGGCTCCGGGATCCGCTCGTCCTTCGGGCCTTTCCAGACGCAGACCGCCTCCGGAACCTTCTCCTTCTTGGCCACCTGCTTCGCCATCTTCCGGGCGCAGTTCTCGGCGTCACCGGGCCGCGTCTCGTGCACGACCATGATGATCTCTCCGCCGTCCAGACGGAAGAGGTATTTATAGGGCTGCGTGTTCGCTTTCATGACGTTTCTCCTTTTTCATAATGTTCCTCACAGCCGCGAAGGGAGTGAGGTCAATATACTGTTCTCCGTTCCGGGACCCGATGCGTTCTTCCCGCCGGATCCCGGCCTTCTTCAATTCACGCTGAACTTTACGGTTCCGCATCCCACGGCACCGCCTTCCTCTGCTCCTCCGTCGGCCGCGCCGACCAGCACCGCCATGATATGTTGTATTTCGCTCTCGGCCAGTAACCGAAACGCACTCCGCCTATATTCACGGCGTTGTATTTTTGGCGTACACCTTTCACAACACCCCATGCGCCATAAGATCCCTGCAACGTATTTTCTTCGAGCCACACCGGATTTTCGCAAGAAGCTATTGTTTCATCAAGTGTCATCATCCGCGGCTCATGCTCTCTCAGAAGGGCGAGAACGTCATACACCCTCTGCCAATCGTCCCGATTCCCGCAGAACGGCTTGAAATCGTCAATAAACCGTTCCAACCCCTGGATCGCGTTTTCGATCTTATTCATGTTCTCCTCCGATATAGTCCAGCTTCTCGTCAATGTCCGCCGGAACCGCGTCGGCCCAGACGAACGAGTTCTTCCGGATATACTCGTTATAGTTCGCCGCCGTCCGGTTGGCCCGCATCCGCGCTTGATCGGCCCAGCTCTGCTTCTCCGCGCTGTCGCTCCCGTCGTACTGCTCGAAGGTCAGCTTGTCCGCCTCGTAGCTGGCGATCATGGCCCGGCAGGTGTCCTCCACCTCTTTCAGCGTTCGGTAGTTCGTAGCGTCGTCGGCCTTCTGCACGGCGTAGTCATAGCGGTTTCTGAATGCCCGGATCGCAGGTCCGGCGGCAAACACCAGCACCAGCAGAACCCCGGCCAGAACCGCCGCAAGAATGTTTTTCACGGTTTACTCCCCCTTGTAGGTCACGACGGGATCCTCCACCTCGAACGGGATGTCCGAATACAGGTAGTCGCCCGTCCATTCGATGTACTTCCCGTCAGGCGTGAAGAAGAAGATCCCGCTGTCGTTCTCGCCGTAAGTGCCGTCCACGTCGGCGAGCCATTTGTTTTTCGCGGTGTCCTCACCGGCACTGTATTCATAGTATTCGCTGTCCGGCGTCAGGTAGCTGTTGAGCGAGCTTACCTTTCCGTCCACGACGAAGGAGCCGACCACGGCGTTCCCCGCGAAGAGAACGATGTAGCCGAGCGGCTTATCAACCCGGCAGACCACGGACGCGGCTTTTTCCCGCTGGCCGTTGACCCAGTAGGCCCGCCGGATCAGGTTGTATCTCTCCAGCGAGAAGTTGATGTCCGTGGGCGTGGGCTGTCCTGCGGCCATATCATCGGCCACGGCCTGCTGGACGCGGGAATCCGTCGCGGACGAATAGGCGGCCGGCGTGCTTCCGCTGCTGACTATGCAGCCCGTCATGGATAACGAGGCCAGCACAGCGGCGATGATCCTTTTGGTTTTCATTCTGATTCCTCCAGATTGTAATAAAGATACGGACTCACGGAGAAGTACACCCCGTCGATCTCATAGAGGGAGATCGCCCACGGGTGGTAGTACTCCGTCCGGAAGTGCGTCGCGTTCCATTCCGCGCCGTTGTAAAAGCGATCCTCGCAGACGGCCCGGATCTCGTCGTACAGCTCGATCTCCCCGTTCCAGACGTCCGGCCAGGTGTCATACGCCCACGAACCGTTGTCCTCCACCGCGGAGAGCACGGAGTAGATCGTGCTCCCCCAGTACCCGGATTCGACCCGCCGGAGGATGGAATCAGCCACGGCCTCCCAGCAGGTCCGGGAGCATCCGCAGACCTCACGCGAGACGATCCGTGCCATCAGATCCAGCTCCCACGGCTCGGCGGTCAGCCCGTGCGCGCCGTAGAGCGTCGAGCACAGATTCCAGTCGATCCCGCCGGCGTCTATGCCCACGGGAGGATGCGGCACCGGAGCTTCCCACTCCGCGCTCATGGGCTCGTCCGGACGATACCACTCCGGCGCCGGGCCCTCTCCTTCGGTATAGGTGTCCAGCTGCCATGCCGTTCCGATCTCCTCCGCTTCCGTCGCGCCGAGGTACCGGACGACCGCCGGATTTCTCCCGACGCCCTCTCCGGGTGCCTGAGCGGGAAGCGGCTCGCCGGTGGCAGGGCGGAGAGTGACATGCTCCGCCGCCCAGCATCCCGCCGCGATCAGACCCGCGAGGATCAGCAGAAGAAGGATCCTTCTATTCCGCTTCGTCGTCATCGCTGTCCGCCTCCTGTTCCTCGATCTTAACCTCAAGCTCACGGACGGAGAGCGCCGTGGTCAGAACTGCCTTCACGACCCCGTCGTAGAGCAGAACCGCGTCCTGTGCGCCGAGTGCCCGCCATTCGCTGCTGACCGCCAACGTCGCCCGGAACGCGCCCTTCATGAGGAAAGCCATCCGTCTGGCTTCGACCTGTCCCTCTTCCGATTCCGCGTGTCTCAGAACTATCGCAAGCGTCCGATCGACCGCTCTGTCCATGATCTCCTCGAGCCTGTCCGCGGGATACTCCTCGGCGCGGACGGAGTTCGGATCCTCATGGGCGTCAGCCAGTCTCTCCCTTGCCTTCCGCTGGAAGTACTCGTCCACCTCCGGCGGCATACAGACGTCCGGCAATTCGACCCGATCCTCTCCGCCTTCCTCCGCGAGCTGGCTGTTGAGCTCGTCGAGGTAGGCCCGGACCGTCTCCGGCATATCGTCGAACCGGTCTGCGTAGAACTCGTACCCCCCGATGCCGATTGAGAATCTCTTTTCCTTGCTCATGCGTTCCTCCTCTGAAAAATAATATAGTTTTCTGTGCACAGACTGACGGAGACGGAAGCCGGAGGAGAAAGGTCCAAAGCCCCCGGCGAGCGGCGTATCCCCAGCGCCGTCCATCCCCATCAGTCCGGGCACAGAATGCCCGGATTCCGTCACTCCTCGTCGAACCGGATCGGCGACATCAGCTGACGGATCGTCACGTCGTACCGCATGGCCACGGCCTCCAGCTCCTCCAGCCGGAAGGTCCACGGCTCGTGCAGCCGGTTCCGCACGGTGCGCCCGTTGATGCCGACGAAGCCCGCCAGCGTATCGGCGGAATCGTTGTACCGGCCCATGAGCATCCGGATGTTCTCGGCGATCACCCCGGACTCCCGGTGGATCTCCGCGACGGTCTTCTTTGCCGGAGGAATCCTCGGAGCGATCTGTTTGAACTGCCCCGTCTTCCGGTCTCGTACTGTGCTCTGCATCTCTGGCTCCTTTCCGCTCATAAAAGGACACTCGGATCTGCTCTGCTCTGATCCGTGGGATAGTAGAGCATGATCTTTCCGTCATCGACCTCGGCGAGAAAACACTCAATCTCCGGATCGATCACGACGATTCCGCTTTCCGCATCCCTGCAGATTTTCTCCTCGATCCTGGCAATCTGTTCCGGAGGCAACAGCCTGCGGATTTTGAAAATTAAGATCTTCCGCACCATCCTCACGCCTCCTGTCTTTTCCGCGCGTCCGCGATCACCCCGGACTCCCGGTGGATTTCCGCGACAGTCTTCTTTGCCGGAGGCACCCGCAGCGCGATCTGCTTGTACTGCCCTGTCTTCCGATCTCTTGCTATGCTCTGCATGGGATCCTCCTTTGCGGTTATTCAATCCTTTGAACATTTGCGGTAAAAAAATAATCTCCGATTTCCTCACAGGTGATTCCAAGGACTTCTGCGATCTTCAGGATTTCAGAGGACTTGAACTCAGCTCTCTGGTTCAGCTTCTTCGACACGGTGTGCTCAGACAGGCCGATCCTTTTTGCAAGACGCGCCTGAGATCCGCAGACTTCGGAGATTTTCCAGTTCAGTTTTGCATAATTCAACGACATTTTTCTCCTCCTCTCTGGTTGTTCAACGCTTTGAGCATTTTTATCATACCACAGCCCCGGGCGCTTGTCAAGTGGGTTTTGCTCAAAACTTTGAATTATTTTTTCATAACCCCTTGAACTTTTCTTCAAGGTCTGCTATAATAAGGCCAATCGAAAAACACGGAGGGCTGATGATGGAACTCAAGAGACCTCACACCACCGCTGAAAGACTGCGCCAGATCATGCAGGAGCGCGGTCTGAA